CCGCGATTGCCAGGCGGTGTTGGTGAGCACGTCCAGGAGACGCCCGTCGGCGGCGCGCCCAACGCGACGCCACAGCCGCCTGTTGCCCCGTCCGATTCGACGCCGCCGGCCGCGCTCAACGGCCACCGACAGGAGGTCACCGCATGAGCCGCGACAAGTCGTACCCGAACGTCACGCGCCTGGTCATGGAGAAGCCGTGGGCGATCCTGCCGGGGCACCTCGCAGTCATGCGCGACCTTGTGTTGATGCGCGCAGACGGCGTCCACCTGTCCGACGAGGAGATCCAGCAGCGACTCGGCGCGGCGCGGCCGAACCGCGGCGCGTCGCAGGCTCCCAAGAGCGTCGCGGTGATCCCGATCCACGGGTCGATCGTCCCCAAAGCGACGATGTTCACCGACATCAGCGGAGCGACGTCTATCCAGGATCTCCGCTCGATGTTCGCGGACGCGATGAATGATCCCGATGTCGGCAGCATCGTGTTCGACGTCGACTCGCCCGGCGGGCAGGTCGATCTCATCCCTGAGTTCGCGGCTGATATCCGCGCGCAGCGAGGCCGGAAACCGATGCTGGCCGTGTCGAACACGATGATGGCGAGCGCCGCGTACTGGCTCGCGTCGCAGGCGGACGAGGTCGCCGTATCTCCCTCGTCGATGACGGGGTCGATCGGCGTGTTCGCTGCGCACGACGACCTGTCCGCCGCGATGGAACAGCTCGGCGTGAAGACGACGTTCATCAGCGCCGGCAAGTACAAGACGGAAGCCAACAGCGCCGAGCCGCTCACCGAAGAGGCGCGGGCGCATATCCAGAGCCTCGTCGACGACGCCTATATGGCGTTCACCGGAGACGTCGCGAAAGGCAGGCGCGTCACCGTCGCCGACGTCCGAAACGGGTTCGGCGAAGGCCGCGTTTTGACTGCGAAGGCTGCCGTGTCGGCGGGTCTTGCGGATCGTGTTGCGACGCTCGAGCAGACGATCAGCCGCGCCGCGAGCCAGGCCGCGCCGGTCGGCAGCGTCGCGGCAGCCAAATCGGCGGATGAACTCCGCGCCGAGATTGGGTTCACGCCCATTCCCAAGAACGAAATCGAGGCCGCCCGTGGCGACGCCTCGTTCGCAGACCAGTTGGAAGCCGTGCTGTGCATGGCGGACGCGCTGGTCGCCAAAGGCCGCCCGTTGACGGCGGCGAAACGAGGCCGGCTTGAGGCGCTCGGTGAGCGCATCACGAGCCTGGTCGCGGTGAACGAGCCCAGCAACCCCGACTTCGACCTCGAGGTCAGGGCTGCGGCGATGCGCGCACGAGCACGCATCGCAGCCACGAAGCTAAGGAGCAGTTGAGATGGATCCGAAGATGGAAGCTGCCGTCAAGCGGCAGCGGGAAGCCCACGCGGCGATGCTCGAGGCCGCCGACGCCGTCGAGGCGCTGATCGGCAGCGACGAGGGCACCGCCGACGAGCGGAAAGCGAAGCTCGAAGCGGCCGAGTCACAGTCGAAGATCGCGCAGCAGGCGTTCGACATCGCAGAGCATGAGGTCGAGACGCTCGAAGGGATCGGCGCTCAGCGCGCACGGATGCCGCGCGACCTCCCGCCCGCGGATGGCGAGAACACGAACGCGACGCGCGGCTACAGCACCATCACCGTCACGAGCGAGGAGTCGACGTATCGGCCGGGGATGCACCGGTACGGCTTCTTCAAGGACCTGCAGGGCGTCAAGGGCGGTGACAGCGAGGCGCTCCACCGCCTGGTGAAGAACGAGCGCGAGTTCAACGACAAGCTCGCGAAGCGGTTCCCGTTCTACACGACAGGCCGGATGCAGGCCGCTGGCGTGAACCAGACGTCGGGCACCGGCGGCGAGTTCGTGCCGCCCGTGTGGTACGTCGACCAGTACGCGCCGCTGCTGCGCGCTGGTCGGCCGTTCCTGAACGCGCTCGGCACGAGCGAGCTGCCGCCCGACACGAATAGCCTGAACTTCCCGAAGATCACGACCGGCTCGTCGGTCGCGGTGCAGACGGACGGGGGCGCCGTGTCGAACACCGATCTGGCGACCACCAGCGTGACGGCGCAGGTGCAGACGGAAGCTGGTCGCACCGTCGCGTCGTACCAGTTCGTCGACCTCGGCCCGGTGTCGGACGAGGTGATCATGCAGGACCTCACGTTCGCGCTGAACACGAACGTCGACCTGAACGCGCTCACCGGCGCCGTCACGAACGCGAAGGGCATCCTGAACGTCGCGTCGGTCAACTCGGTGACGTACACGGACGCGACGCCGACCGGCGCCGAGTTCTTCGCGCCGACCGCCCAGTCGGCCAGCCAGATCGCGAAGAACGCCTTCGTCCCGGTCGACTTCGGCGTCACCCACCCGTCGGTCTGGTACAACATCCTGTCTGGCCTCGACACGCAGACCAGGCCGCTGTACCTGACCGTCGGCACCGGCGTGAACATCGCCGGAGACGGGTCGCTGACCGACGCGGGGAACGGCGTCGTCGGCAACATCGGCGGCATCCCGATCTGCATCGACGCGAACATGCCGACGAACCTCGGCGCCGGCACGAACGAGTCTCGGCTCGTGTTCCTGAACCGCCGCGGCTTCGACTTCTGGGAGAGCGCGCCGCGGTTCAAGGTCGCCGACCAGACGTCGATCGCGAACCTGCAGTATCAGTTCGTGATGTACCAGTACTACGCCACCACCAGCCGGCAGGCCAAGATGATCTCGATCGTCTCGGGCACCGGCATGATCCCGGTCGCCGGGTTCTAACCAACCCTGGAGCACCCGCCCCGCTTCGGCGCGGCGGGTGCTCTGGCCTACCCAGAAAGGGCCGACAGCATCATGGCATCGAAGCACGAAGGCTACGACACGCAGGAACAGAAGGACGACCAGCTCGAGGCGCTCAAAGTCGAGTACGAGAACCATGTGCGGTTCGGCCGGCCCGAGCGTGCCAAGCAGGTCGCCGAGTACGCGAAGAAGGGCCACGGCGTCACGCTCGGCGGGCGCAGCGCGGCATCCGAGTAGACCAACCCGAAATCACGGAAAGAGAGGACGCGCACCATGCACAATGACCACGTAGGCGTCGGCGACCTGGTCGCGCCGCGTCTCGGCGGCGCCGCGGCCGTCGCTGCCGACGAGTTCGGCGTGCACGGACACGTCCGCGTCGAACTGTTCGGCCCCGACGGCGCCCTCAAAGCCGAACGGGACGTCACGAACCTCGTCGTCACCTCTGGGAAGAACCACATCGCCGACCAGCTCAAATCGTCGCCCGCGCAGGCCGCGATGGGGTGGATGGCGATCGGGACGGGGTCGACCGCGCCGGCGGCCGGCGACACGCTCCTCGGAGCGGAAATCGACCGGAACGCGCTCACGAGCCGCACAGCCGCCGCCAACGTCGTGACCTATGTCGGGAACTGGGCGGCCGGCGACGGCACGAACGCGGCGATAGCCGAGGCGGGGATCTTCAACGTCGTCACCGCGAACACGATCACGATGCTGGCACGCGCCACGTTCACCGCGATCAACAAGGGTGCGCTCGACACGCTGGCGATCACCTGGACGGTCACGGTCGGATGAGCGCGCCGGTCTATTACTGCTCGAACACGGCGTACAGCATTTCGGCGGTGCATACCGTGTTGAACGTGATCGCTGGCGCGAACCAGCCGATCAACGTCGTCGCGTTCGGCGTCAGCATGGACGGCGCGACAGCGACAGCGACGCCTGCGGTGGTCGAGCTGTGCCAGTCGACACAGGCGACGGCGGGCACCGTCGGCGCTTCGCCGCCCTCGCCGGTGCAGATCTCTGGGCATCCGATCACGTTCCAGCCGACCGTGCAGCACAACTACACCGCCGAACCGACCGTCCTCACCCAGGTTTGGCAGCACTACATCCCCCAGTTCAACGGCCTCTACACCGAACAGTTCGAGCCTGGCAGCGAGTTGGAGACCGATCTGTCCGGCGGGACGGTGAAGGCGATCGCGATGCGCGTCACGCCGTCGGCGTCGGTTGATGTGCGGGCGTGGATGAGGGTGACGATCGGCTAGATGCCCGGCGCGTTCGTCAAAGCCCTCCAGGCTGCTGGTGGGACGAGCACCGTCAACTCGACGACGATCGCCGTCACCACGAACGGCGCGGTCGCAGCGGGGAACCACATCATCGGCTTCTACACGAACCGCCTCACAAACGCGACGACGCTTTCGAGCGTCGCTGCGACGGGCGCGACGTTCCAGGTTGACGGCACCGGCAGCGGCGTCGCCGGCACGACCGAAGGTTGGGGCATCTTCTCCGCCTACTGCCCGAGCGGCCTCGCATCCGCGACGACGATCACCGCGACGCTCTCCGCAGCATCCACTCGCAAGACGATGTCATGCTTCGAGTTCTCCGGGTTGGACACGACGAGTTGGGCGTACTCTCCCGCCGTCGCGGGTAACGGGAACCCGGCGCC